GCAAAAGATACGAATGTTAATATTGCCGGTATATCAGAGCCGTTTGCTACTTGGGCCGAAAACAAAACTTATGCTAAAGATTCAATAGTGCAGCATAATCAGTCGTATTACCGGGCTACAGCAACGTTTACAAGCACTACTACGTTTGATGCTAGTACACTAGCAAAGTTGCCATCCTTGCCCGTAACGGGCGGCATAGACGCTTCCTTTAAGCGAAAATTTAACTCTAGTACTGTGCTTACATTGCCATACGGATCGATAATAAAAACAGTACAGGAAGTTGTTGACTTTTTACTAGGCTACGAAAATTGGTTAATTAGTCAAGGCCTCAAATTTGAATATTATGACGGTAATGATAAACTTATTTCCGATTGGAAGAATTCATCAAGAGAATTTATGTTTTGGACAGCGCAAAATTGGTCTGCAGGCGCAATTATATCATTAAGTCCAGCTGCTGATCAATTATATGTTGAGACAGAGTATGCTGTAGTGGATGACATTTATGCTGGCATTAATACTAACGGATTAATAAAATCAGATGGTCGGTCTCTTAATAATGAATATATTAAAATAAGTAGATACGAAAAGAATATCTTTAAATTATCAGCTAATGAAAACACTTCAGATGGCATTTATGCAATAAAAATTCCTGTTGTACAAAAAGAGCATGTTGTACTAATTGATAATACGTCAATCTTTGGCGATGTTATCTACCAGCCTACAACCGGCTATAGACAGGAACGTATTAAAACATTCGGTTACAGGACTACTGAATGGGACGGTAGTTTGAATATTCCAGGATTCTTATATTCGGAAATAACTACTAAGTCTTGGGAATCTTGGAAAGATTATTCAGTTGGTGATGTTGTTAAGTACAAAGAATTTTATTACTCTGCTAATACGAATATTGCTGGCGCTGAAACTTTTAGTAATTCCGCCTGGACACAATTAGATGCTGCTCCAGAAAGTAATTTAGTAACAAACTTTGAATACAAAGTTAATCAATTTTCAGATTTTTATGATTTAGATACTGATAACTTTGATATTAATCAGCAAAAAACAGCACAGCATTTAATAGGGTATCAGAAAAGAGATTACCTTGAAAATATTATTAATGATGAAGTTAGTCAGTATAAGTTTTATCAAGGAATGATACAAGAAAAAGGAACTCGTAATAGCCTTGATAAGTTATTTGATGTATTAAGTGCTAACGAAGTAGAGAGTCTTGATTTTTACGAAGAATGGGCTATTAAGCAAGGGCAGTACGGCGGCTCGGAAGGATTTGACGAAATTGAATTTAGATTAGACGAGAGCAAGTTTAAATTAAATCCACAACCGTTTAATCTTACTAATGTTGACAGTACTGCATCAGATTTAATCTACAGAATTAAAGACTTTGAAGTCTTTAAAAAGCCAGCAGGCTATACACAAAACACTTTTCCAAGTGCAACTGATTATTTACAATATACTCGTTCACCGGGCTTTGTAAACACTAATGATATAAAATATACTTTAGATACTTATAACTCTATTTTAAGTTTAAATATTCAAGATTTAAATAACAACGACTATATATGGGTCGGAGCCAAGGGCTCAACCTGGGATGTATTGCAGTATCAACATGTAGAGACTAATTTAATTAAAGTAGAAACATTGCCAGTTAAAATAGTTGATAATGCTGCTGCTTACCAAGTAGAATTAATATTAAATACTGCTCCTACAGATATTAAAGTAGGTAATATTATTGGTATTAAAGATATTGTAACAATAACTAATGAACCTGACGATTCATCTCAGTACGTAACAACAAGGCAAACAGAAGTTTCCTTAGAAGGGTTTTTTGAAGTTGTAAAAGTTGACATTAATAAAGTGTATATTAATTCAGAAACACAACTTGAACTAATTGCTGCCTGCTTAGGACTAGTTACTAAATTTGCATCTGTAAAAGTTGCAAATTTAACTGAAGCTAATAAAATTGCTCAAACATCGTTAAAAGATGATTCTTTATTATGGATTGAAAACAATAATGAAAACTGGAAAGTAATTAAAAATAAGCAAGTGTATAATTTGTTGCAATTACTTCCTAGTGATGATGCAGGACAAGATAACTTGTATGGTACTAGCATTGCAGTTGACAATCGTAATAGTGTAATGTCAATTGGTAGCCCCGGAAAAGGCAATGGAAAAACATCAGTTTATTCACGAGGCGGTAACAGTCAAAATTATCAATTTGTACAAACAATAGATCCGGTGACTGGTATTTCTAGTCCAAATGAACAGTTTAGTGCAAGCCAAGCATTTAGTCAAGACGGCAAGTATTTACTTATTGGCGCACCAGAAGCATCAGATGTTAAGTCTAGATTTTTTGGAACATATAACCCTGCAACTGATTATCAAAATAAAGACGTTGTAGAATATGCAGAACGTTTGTGGGAAGTAGTTGTAGATATTAATGGTGCTGATTCTGAACAAGCGTTTGGTAGTTTTACTTCTATAGTCGAAGTACTACAAGATAATGCTGTTTATGCAGGCGAAGAAACATTTACTAATTTGCTTATGGGCAATTATCCATTTACAAATGTAGACACTGACCATATACTAGTAAGAGCAGGATACGATCAATATAATGCAACTGCACCTGGTGACACTGTATATCTTGATTGGTACTTAAAAACAACAGCAAATCAAAGTCTTGATTGGAATGTTATTACAGATTCAATAGGACAGCAGCGTCCATTGTTACAAGAAAGGCAGCCATTTAATGGTGATGTAACGGGAGTTGATGAAAGTCTATTAGAAAGCGGTTTAGTGATACAGAAAAAAGTTGACGTTGTATTATATGTTAGTACAATATCAAGTATTCCTCAAGTCGGTGATCAAGTTGATAGCAATGATGTATTTGGATACGTTACATATGTTTACAATGATACAGAATTAGGCAGTGCTACAATTTATATTGATAGAACGTCAGGCACGTGGGAAACTTCCGGCACACTATTTTTAGAAAGTGGTGAATTTGTTGGCGAATATGCATTGCAAGCACCTGTAGAAAATATTGATACTAGTGCATCACTTGGTGGATATTGGTACTTTGATATTGGTAGTACAGTAACAGTTAATAATATAAACAGTGACGAAGGAAGAGCCCTTGCAGTTTATAATGTAGCAGTTGCAGGAAAAACTGATATTCAAGCAACTGGCGGAAACATATACGATTATAATAACACTGAAACTACTATTGGTGATAATTCAATTAATAGTTATATTAGAACATTGGCATACCAAGGCTTACCAGGACCAGCAGGCAACTTAGATATTATTCCTAGTGATTTGTTTGTTGTTAGAGCTCCTAAAACACTTACAGATAAATTAGTTGTAGGCGATATTGTCGGATTAGAAATACTTAGATTACCATCCTTTGCAACTAGTACAGTTATTGATTTAACTACTACTGGATTATCATATACTGATACAAATAAAAATCATACATTATTTGGCTTATGGGACGGCTACATTGATTTTGACTTAGATGAAATTGATCAAGTTCAAAATGTAGGTGCACCGCTTGAACCTCGACTTGGGCAGTTTGTAAGAGAGCGTTTAAAGAAAGATGACGGCAGTGCTGGTAGCCAAACAGGATCATCTGCTAAGATTGTGCATTATCAGAAATTCAATAATAGTAAAGCTAGAATATATGTCACGGATGTAATAGGAACGTGGGAACCAACAGGCGACAATCGTTTACTTGAAATGGTAGGAGACCCTACAGAAAGTAATGTAATTTATCGAGCTGATACAGTATTAGGTGACATTAATGCAAATGCACTTGGATCAGACACTATTGGTATTGGTAAACTATGTGTATTCCAGCTAGCTGCTGAGATCGAAGCTTTGCCTGTAAATAGTACATTAGTTGCAGCAGAGTATTTGATCTATAAAGATTTTGAAATATTAGGAGCAGCAACTGAGCCTAATATTCCGTCGAGTACTAACTTTGATTATAAACAAGTATTTAATGTTAAAGCTGACAGAGATGGCATATCTAACAATTTAAGTAACTTCGGGTATTTTACAGTTTACGAAAAGACCGGAGTATCAACTTTTAATATTGTTGATACATTTATAGTTCCAGAACAGCAAGAAAACTTGCGGTTAGGTTCATCTATTAAAATATCTAAACGTAATAATTTATATAAAGCATTTATTGGTTGCGCAGGTAATGGCACACTTTCTAATCCAGGAAAAATTTACTTTGTAAATAAAGGCACTGACGATGAAGGAGTTGTATATAATTGGGAAATCGCAAAAGATAAGCGTTATAGAGGCACATTTACTGTAGATAGACCTTACTTCTTAGATGAGTATGTTTATTATAATGGTTATTTCTATAAAGCACTTACTAACATTGCAGGTGACGGTACTACTTTTATTGCAACAGAGTGGCAACTAGTTACTAATGATTCTATTCGTAGTATAGATTACTTAGGATATGTTCCTAATAATACTAGTACACTTCCTGAAGATTATGACTACAAAGGATTCTTTACTAAGGAATCAAACTATATTGTTGACGAAATTGTACAGTATGCAAACGGTGATTTTTATAAAGCTAAGAGAAACATTCCTCTTGCTTACAATCAGTTTGTAGATAACAACGGAGTTATTGAAGTGCCAGCTGAAGATTGGGCATTGATTGACTTTACTCTAGGCGGCGATAGTAGCTTACAACTTAATAGTACTAACTTAACTAAATTTGCTGAATCGTTTGACGTTAGTGATAATGCAGAAGTATTAATAACCACAGCAACTTATACAAACGGTACTACTAAAGTAATTGTTTATAGAAATATAAATGACAATTACCAAAAGAGTCAAGAATTAGATGCTCCGTTGGTAAATGATACCAACATACAATTTGGAGCAAAGGTTAGTATAAGTCAAGATGGAACATTAATAGCAGTAGGTGCGCCTGGCGCAGATGATTCGACACTTGGTACAGATGTTGGAGCAGTTTATGTTTATAAGCAAGTAAATAGTACGTTTGAACTTGTACAGACTTTAAGAAGTGCAACTCCTATTAAGGGCGAAGACTTTGGCAAAAATTTAGAATTTGATGGCAGAACATTGTATGTAAGTGCATACAATGCATCAAGTGATGATGTAACTACTTTTGACAACGCAAGTACAGTTTACGATAATCAATTTACAGCGTTTGTAAATACAATTATAAACAACGGCGTAGTATATGTGTATGATAGAATTGATGATAGCTTAGTGTTTGGTCAAACTATTGATTACCATACTTATGCTAATCGAGACAGTATTGCTGAATCAATTACTTTTGGTAGAAATATTGTTGCTAAAAATAATCATTTATATGTTTCAATTCCAGATTATCAAAATACTAATAATAAAGATGGATTAGTGCTAGATTATAGAAGGCCAGATGCTGAAACAGTATGGCAAACACACAGAGAATATTCTGCTCCAGCTAATTTAGAAAAAATTAAAAAGGTAATGTTGTATGATCTAGATAAAAATGTTGTAATAGATCATTTAGATTATATAGATCCGATACAAGGAAAAATTGCAGGCCCAGCAGATGAAGAAATTAGATATAAATCTATAATAGATCCTGCAATGTACACTACTGGCATAGCGTCATTAAATATAAACGAATCAGCAAGCTGGGGACAGCGACAAATTGGCCAAGTTTGGTGGGACTTATCAAATGCTAAATTCTTAAATGTTTATCAAGGTAATACAATTTATAAAACAAATAACTTTAATAAATTGTATCCAGGTGCGTCTATAGATGTGTACGAATGGGTAGAATCTAAGCACACTCCGTCGGCTTGGGACAAGAAATCACAAACTGCTGACGGGAAATCAGCTGGAATTACTGGAACTAGTAAGTATGGCGCTGAGGTATTTTCTCAGCGTAAAGAATACGATAATATATCTCAGAAATTTACAAATTATTATTACTTTTGGGTTAAAAATAAAACATCAGTTCCGGATATGCCAGGCAGGAGTATTAGTATTGAAACTGTTACTAAACTTATTGAAGATCCAGCAGGTCAAAATTATAAGTTTGTTGCAATTTTTGATAGCTCGTCATTTGCATTATTTAATTGCAATTCGTTAATCCAAGATACTAATACAATACTAAACGTACAATATTGGACACATAGTGACAAATATTCAAACACGCATAACAGATATCAAATCTTAACAGAAGGACTTTCAACTCCTTATACAGACATTGTTCAAAAAATGTTTGATAGTTTAATTGGGTACGATGTGCAAACTAGACCAGTACCTGATCCAAACCTTTCAGTAAAAGATAGATATGGTATTCTTAATAAGCCTAGACAAAGTTGGTTTGTTAATAAATCAGAAGCATTAAAGCAAGTGATTGAAAGAGTTAACTTAATATTCAAAGATAATTTGATTACTGACGAACGAAACTTTAATGCATTAACTAAATTTGAAGAAGCTCCGACATTAGTGTCTCAGAAATATGATGTTGCTGTTGATGCATTAATTGACTTACAGTTTGTTGGGTTTACTAATACAGAAACAGCTAAATTATCACCAATTATTGAAGACGGCAAAATTTTACGTGTTGATATTATTAATGCAGGTAAAGGCTATAAAACTGCCCCAACTTACAAAATAGACGGACAAGGATCAGATGCTGTATTTGAATTAGTAATAAATGCAACAGGCCAAGTAACTGCTGTTAATATATTAAATGCAGGTATTAATTACGGAAGTGATACTTCGATTAAGGTTAGAGAGTATACAGTTTTAGTTAATGCAGATGAAAGTATTGCAGGAAAATGGGCATTATATGAAAGAGTGTCAAATGCTTGGTTAAGGATTGCTACTCAGTCATACAACGTTAATGCATACTGGGACTATTGTGATTGGTATGCTACTAATTATAATGAATTTACTGAAGTTAATTATGTAGTTGATTTTTCATATGCCTTACAAGAACTTGACGATCGCTTTGGCGACATTGTAAAGATCTTAAACATCGGCGGCGAAGGTTGGTTATTATTAGAAAAAATTGATAATCAAATAACAACTGATTATACAGTAAATTATAAAACAGTTGGTAAGCAAAACGGAACAATTCAATTTAAAGACATACTTTACAGTTTCGATAACAGTTCAGTAGGTTTTGATAATCAAACATTTGATACACAGTTCTTTGACTTACAGCCAGTAGAAGAAATAAGAAGAATATTAACTGCTCTTAAAGATGATATATTTACTGGTGATTTACAAACAAAATTTAATGATATATTCTTTGTTTGTTTAAGATACGTATTTACAGAACAAGGGTATGTTGACTGGGCATTTAAAACTAGCTTTATAAGAGCTCAACATAATGTAGGCGCCTTATCTCAACGTACTACATTTAAGAATGATAATTTGTCAAGTTATGAAGATTACATAGAAGAAGTTAAACCTTATAAATCCACAATTAGAGAATACGTATCTAATTACGGACAAATTGAACCAGTTTCAAATATAGTTACTGACTTTGATTCACCTCCAAGATACAATACTGACAATAGAATGATAACTACAAACGATGTTAAAGTAGTTAACGGAGTGCTATTTGGCACAGGACTAACAGACGCAATTGATCAAAATTGGATTAATAATCTTTCTTATGAAATTACTGAAGTAGTAATAAGTAACCCGGGTAGTGGTTATGTATCTACGCCGGAAATTGAGATTGAAGGAAATGCTAAAGTAGCAGTATCCTTAGGTCCAAACGGAACAATATCACATGCTGTAGTTATTACACCTGGATCAGGGTACTTTTCAATTCCAACTATAACAGTTAACGGTACTCTTAGAGAATATGGCACTCCTGCAACTCTTGCAGCAGTAATTGGAAATAGTCCTGTAAGAAGTATGCACACTGTTGTTAAGTTTGATAGAATAAGTGGAGCGTTTTTTATTACTGAATTAAACGAAACGTCGACATTTGCAGCAACTGGCTCACAACTTGTGTTTGACTTAGCTTGGCCTATGGATATGCGCACAAACACTATTGAAGTATTAGTTGATGGCGAGCTAATTCTTAATAGTAACTATACATACGATAATTATAATAACGTAAAAGATGGGTACGATAAGTTTTATGGCCGAATTGAGTTTATTGACCCACCGGCAAACGAATCAGTAATTACAGTTAATTATAAAAAGTCAATCAAATGGTTAGATGCACAGGATAGAATTAACTTATTTTATAATCCAACAAGTGGACAAATTGGTAATGACATATCGCAATTAATGGAAGGTGTTGATTATGGCGGCGTTGAAGTTAAGAGTTTTAACTTTGGCGGAAACGCAGGATGGGACAGCGACAATTGGTATGAAGGTGTATGGGATGTCTTTGATGAAACATATGAAGATGAAACATTTACTACTGACGGCTCAACGTTGGTATTTAATTTAGCTAAGCCATTAGAAAATGGAGTAAAGTACAACGTTTATCTTAACAATGTTAGAATAGATGATGAAAGTTATGATGGCACGTCAACAGTGATTGATAATGCTTATGCTATTATGGCACCAATAACAGGTGACGGAACAACAGATACTTTCACAATTGAAAACGAAAATGGATATCGTGCTGTCATTGATCAATTATCGGCAAGCGGCGAAGATAATCCACCTTTAGAGTCACTAACAATACGTAAGGCGTCATCGGATGGTAGTTTACAAATAGCAGAAGATAACTATGATACAGCAGTTACAGGCGGTGACTTAGCATACACTACTGCAACAGGTATTGCAGCAGAAGAAATTGTTATCGACGGCGACGGATTTGTCACAGCTACTACGTCAAGCGGTCCAGAAGAAGTTGTTCCAGGACAATTAATGGACACTTTGGATATAACAGTATTTGAGAGACCTTCTAGTGGTAGTTGGACTGACTTACAAGTTAACAACTACTTAGGTGACGGCACAACAAATACATTTAATTTATTAACAACTCCTTATTCGGATAATAACGTGATTGTAAAAGTAAATTATACTATAGTAGATACTGCTGCTTATGTAATAAATTATACTACTAATGAAGTTACTTTATATAATACTCCAGCTGCTGGTGATAATATTTCAGTAGTTGCATTTGGTTTAGGCGGAACTAACTTACTTGATTACGGTGAGTTAACTACTGATGGCAGCACACAACTTTATATTACTCCAGTTCCGTACGAAGCAGGACATCGTGCATACGTTACTGTAAACGGCAAAGATTTACCCTTTGAATTAGTTAACGATGATAATTTTGTTAGTATAAAATTTGCAGAAACGCCAAGTGCTAGCAGATTAATACAGTTTGGTATTTTTGATAACGAAATTGATACGTTTAGTCAAGTAACTATTGATGAATTAATACCAGACGGTAGTACAACATCATATGAATTATCTAAAGCACCATTTACGCAGCAGCCTACATCATATTATACTATTGTTACTGTAAATAATGATAGAGTATTAAATGCAGGCTATAGTGAAGTGTTTACAGTAGCAACTAATGTATTAGAATATAAAATGAAGGTATGGCAGATTCCTGTAGGCAGTCGCGAAGGTAGAGAACTTAAAGTATTCTTAAACGATAGAGAACTTGAATTCCTGCAAGAATGGACTTACGAAGGTGCCGGCAGCTTTAATCCAAATATTACACCAGATGCACAAGCAGGTAGTACTATAATTTTAAATAGTGGGGTTGCAGCAGCAGGCGATGAACTTAAAGTATTTGTAATAACTTCAGGTGAATATAGATTTGGATATTACGATAGTGCAAACGACTTTGTAGATACTAGTGGCGCAAGAGTTCCTGCAAATCTTACAGCAAATGTTACAGATGGTATTATTACTTCCATTAACGTATTAAGCGGCGGCAGAGGTTATAATGCTGATTCTGGCATAGCAGCTTCGTCAGAAGTTGGCGTAGGAGCAACGTTTGAGTTAGTAGTAGACGATATAGGTAGAATTGTTTCTGTAACAGTCTTAACCGGCGGATCAGATTATGACAATAACACCATTATTAATGTTGAAATTGTACCACTACCTGCAAGAATTTACTTTGATGAAGTATTTTCACCAAGTGATAAGATTAAGGTATACCAGTATAGTAATCATGACGGATTAGGTATTCAACGTGAAAAATATGATGTTGTTGAACGCACACAGATGACAGTTGATTCAGCAGGATACCATGATTATAGAGCTCTTAAAAATGGTATACTTCAGTTAAGAAAAGAAGCAGTAAGTGTTGATTATGTATGGCTTAGTGTAAACGGTAAGTTCTTAACTCCAACTGCTGACTATATACTTTTAGAAAATAAGAAAACAGTAAACTTTATTACTCCACTTAATGACTATGATGTTATTGATGTATTACATTTTGCTAATCCCCCAATATCAAACAGATTTGGCTGGAGGCAGTTTAAAGACATGCTCAATAAAACAACATATTTACGTTTGAGTTCACAGGACGAGCATTATTTGGCTAGCCCATTAAATTGGTACGATAGAAGTATTATAGTAACAGAAGGTTATGATAGATTACCAACTCCAGATGTTACTAGTAAAACTCCTGGTGTGATATTCATTAATGGCGAGCGTATTGAATACTTGCGCAGAGATGGCAATACATTAAAGCAGTTACGTCGAGGCACTAGTGGTACTGGAGTTAAAGATGTATATCCTGCAGGGACGCAATTTTACAATCAAAGTATTGATAGTGTTCTTCCATATAAAGACACAGAAGAAAGAGTAACAGCAGTTGCTGGAAAATATACTGATATGACAGTATTATACCCAACTAATGATGCAGATATTACAGTAACTAGTATTACTTACGATTTTAATAATAATACTGTGTTTCCGGTGCGTGTTGCAAATGTATATGAGCAAATTGCAACGATTACAGGTACTGGATTTAGATCAGGTGTACAGGTTATTATGCAAGACGAGACCGGTGCAGCTAGAACACTTGAAAAGGTATCTAGTACAGCAACAGAAATCCAGTTCCATACTGAATCAATGCCAGTTGGTGCGTATGATGTTGTAATTTATAATCCACGAGAAGAAGTTCCTACAATACGTGTAGAAACAAGCTTAGTGGTAACTAAATTATTACCATATGTTCAAATATTACTGCCATTTGAACCAGAAGCATTTACTGATGTAGTTACAAATCCTGCAGAAACAGGAGATTGGTATCAAGCACCGTTTAACGAAGGCGGCATACCTGACGCATACAGGCAAGCACTAAATATTGAAGTATTTGCAAACGGCAAACGTCTAAACAATGCTTCATCTAAAGTATACGATGTTTCACTTGGTCAGTTTAGCCCAGATGGTGATACAGATAAACAGGCAGAATTTGCTGTTAACATTAACGAAGGCGCATATGTAAGATTATCGTCGCCCCCACAACCAGAAACCACGCTAGTAATTGTTAGAAAATTAGGTATTGATTGGAGAGAGATTGAAACAACGTCTCCGTTAACATTTAAACCATTAGGAAATTCAAATACTGACGTAGCGAATTTCTTACGTGGCAAGACAATTAATCTACCGCGATAAATACATTGACAGGAAAAAATAAATATGGCTGATAATTTTAAAGACACACAGGGAATACTGTTACAAGGACACATAAAGATCCACGATCCAGAATCTGGTGAAATTATTGTTGACAAGCGTAACGCAATTCACTACGAAAATATGAGTATTTCACTAGCTGAAAGTTTAAGTAATGCAGGACAAGGTTGGATTAACGAAATGAGTTTCGGCAACGGCGGAACGTCAGTTGATCCTACTGGTGTTATTACATACTTAACTCCAAACTCAACAGGAGTTAATGCTAGTTTATACAATCAAACGTTTACTAAAGTAGTCGACGACCGGAGTGTAAACAACATCGATCCGTCGAGAAACAAAACAGAAATACGCCATATAAGCGGAACAAACTACACTGATATTTTAGTAACTTGTTTGCTCGATTACGGTGAGCCAAATGGCCAAGATGCATTTGATACAGCATCTAACTCAGGCAACTTATATGTATTTGACGAATTAGGATTAAAAGCATATAGTCCTAGCGGCGCAGGCCGACTATTAACTCATGTTATTTTTCATCCAGTGCAAAAGAGTCTTAATAGACTTATACAAATTGATTATACAGTTAGAGTACAAAGTTTAACTGGATTTAACGAGGGATAATACATGCCATATACAATTAATTACACAGATGTTGCAAACGCAAAAGGCACTATTACAGTTGAAGACGGTACAATTAACCGAGAAACTTCGTTAGGCTTTCCAGGACGCAATACTACAGCATACGGTGCAGTAGTTGCAGAAAACTTTCTTCACTTACTAGAAAATTTTGCAAATACTTCAGAGCCTACTAATCCGTCAGAAGGACAATTATGGTGGGATAAAAATGCAGGACAAGATGTATTAAAAGTTTATAATGGAACTAATTGGCTTCCGTCAAGTGGCATTACTAAATCTATTGATACTCCGGCCTATGCCCAAACAGGCGACTTATGGGTTGATACAGATAACCAGCAGTTGTATTTGTTTACAGGTGGCGGCTGGATTTTAGTAGGTCCTAGCTTTTCGGAAGGGTTAGCTTCAGGTGTTAAAGCAGAGTCAATTACTGCTCAAGACAATCTTGCTTATACTATCCTACGAATAGAGGTTTCCGGAGCAACAGTGGGTATTATATCAGGATCAGATGCATCCTTTGTACCTAAAACAACTATTGCAGGCTTCCCACAAATTAATCCAGGATTTAATGTTATATCTCGAGACACTGATTCAGATGGATTAAGTAACTACAAATTCTTTGGTACTGCTGAAAAAGCAGAAAGCTTAATTGTTAATAATACAGTGGTTGCTGCTGGTGACTTTCTTAGAGGAAACACTACTAGTACTACTACTTTTCCGTTAAATGTACAAAATAACCAAGGCATTAACTATGGAGTTAATGCTGAATTAACTGTTGGAGTTGAAGGCACAGCAGGAATTATTCAACATAATGTAGGTGGTTCAAATATTGACCTTCGTGTTAGAAATAGCAATCAAACTAAAACTGTTATACGTGTTGATTCTAATTTACGAGTAGGCGTTAATACAGAAGCTCCTGAAGAAGCACTCGATGTTGTCGGAAGTATTCAAACTAGTGCAAATTTACTAGTTAACGGTACTACACAAAGTACAACTATTAATAACGGTGCATTAATAGTACGCGGTGGTGCAGCAGTTAAGCAAAATTTAAATGTTGGCGGAGCTACTACATTAAATAATCTACTAACTACACAATCTGTTGTACCTGATGACAATAATATACGAGATATTGGCGCAAATTTAAATAGATATAGAGCAATATACGCTACTACAATTACAGCAGGCAATGTATTTGGTACATTAACAGGTAAACTAGTAGGATCGTCGACACAGTCAAACAAATTAACTGATAGAACTACATTTATAATGGAAGGTGATGTTACAACTATAGTTCCAGTTAGCTTTGACGGATCGTTTCAAGATCCAAGCTTTAATAACGGAGACGGTATTGCAGCAGGCGAGCAACCTTTAATAAAAAAATTCCGAACAGAAATTTCAAACAACTTTATTAACGCAAAGCCCCCAATATCAGACGTTAATGGAAGTGACCTTATATTAGTAGATGATCGAAATAGTCAAGCGCAGGGCTTAAAATATACAACTAAAAATGATTTCTTAAAAACTATACCTCGTATGCCAGCCGGCGTTATATTGCCATTTGGTGGCGTTAATGTGCCAGCAGGTTGGCTATTATGTGATGGACGAGAACTTATTATAAATGATTGGTCGGAACTATTCGGCGCAATTTCTTATAATTTTAAAGCTTCTTCGTCATCGACACCAGGACAATTTGCGTTGCCTGACTTCAGAGGCAGAATGCCAATGGGTGCTGACAACATGGGAGGCACACCAGCTAATGTTGTACTAGCTGCTTCGGCAGATGTTATGGGAGTGTCCGACGGTAGTGAAGAAATAACACTTTCAGTTAATCAACTACCGGACCACGTACATGACTTACAGGATAGCGATCAAAACCAGTACTATGTTTATCAAGATAGACAAGATCCTACTGCTGATAGTAATGTTGAACAAGTTTCGGGTCCAAACGAAGCTAATTCTGCACAAAGATTACTAAACAGTGGCGGAATAGAAAGTAGTCAGCCTTTAGGGCAAGCTATTAATATTATGCCGCCAACAGTTACAATAAATTATATCATATATAGTGGAAGAGAATAATGAGTTATAAAATTAATAAAACCAACGGAGATCTACTTATTGATTTAGTAGATGGCCAAATTGACGAAACATCTACAGATATAACTCTTATTGGTCGAAACTATAAAGGATTTGGCGAAAAGGTTAATGAAAACTTTGTTAAAATAGTAGAAAACTTTGCAAAATCTAGTTCACCTAGTTCGCCACTAGTTGGACAGTTATGGTACGATACCTCAGAAGAGCGTCTTAAAATTTATACAGGTGATACTTTTAAAAGTGCATCCGGCGCATTAGTTAGTCAAACACAACCAAATTTAGTTTCCGGCGATTTGTGGATAGATAGTTTTAACAATAAGTTGTATTTTTATGACGGTTCAGATATTGTACTAGTCGGACCACAATATAGCGCAGGGCAAGGCAAAACAATTGTCGAAGCTGCTACTATACTTGATGATACTGGACAAGATCAAACTGTATTATATATGTATATTGCAGGATTGCTTACTGGAATCTTTTCAAGAACACAATTTAGACCAAGAGTTAATATTACCGGCTATCCAGTAGATGCTACGGATGTTAGAGAACTAAAGAGACAACTTATACGTAAAGGGTTTAACCCAATTGATACAGGGTTTATCTATCAAGGTACTGCACAAAGTACACAGTCATTAATTAGTGATGCAGGCGAAGCGTTTACAGAAGCTAACTTTATGAAGACTGATAGAAACACTAGCACACTAGGAAGTTTAGCAGTTAAAAACGCGAATGGTCTAACAGTTGGCGTAAGCGACACAGTTTATGCAGCGTTAAAGGTTAATAATGGTTATATAACTGTTTTAGAAGTACAGCAGTCAGACAAAAACTTTTCTTTAAGAACAAAACGCGGCAGCTCATTTGATGATGTATTATTTGTAAACACTCCGATAAAACGAGTCGGCATCTATACAAATGCGCCAACAGTTGGATTTGATGTTAATACTGATATGCGAGTTACCGGTAATACAGAAATAGTAGGTGATTTAACAGTAAAAGGTTCGTCAACATTTGTTGAATCGACTACATTACAAGTAGCAGATAAAAATATCGAATTATCAACTGTTGATGGAGAAGCAGCTGGTGCAGATGCAGTTGCTGACAAAGGCGGCATTACACTAAGGTCAACAGACGGTGATAAAAGTTTTAATTGGACAATTGGAACAGATTCATGGACCTCAAGTGAACATATTGATATACCTGGAAGTAAAGCAATTAAAATCAACGGTAATACTACACTTTCAAATGATAGACTACATAACACTGTACTATATGCAGAAGGTTTAGTAAGACTTGGAACACTTCAAACATTAGATGTTCAACAAACAAATATAACTGGAGCAACAATAACTACAGCTAATCCGATGAATCTTACTTCATCAGGCACTATTACAGTTAACAATCAAAAAATTGCTGGTGTTGCTAGTACAGTTGAAGCTGATCCAGATAGTACAGTTACTACAAAGGGTTATGTAGATACTGAAATTAAAAAAGAACCAGTAATTACTTCATTAGATATTACAGGTTTAACTAATCCAGTAGCATTAATTGTAACAGGCGGTACACCAAACTCAGGCCCAACGGCTAGTGTTCAAGCTATATTAGAACAATTATACAGTGCAGCATTAAAACCCGCAGGAACATCTGCTAAGGTTGTTTGCACAAGTTATACAAGTACAACAGTATCAGGAATTGATGTCGATCAATTAGTTAACGATCCTGATAATCCAGGCGGCGCTCAAATTAGTGCCGTGAAAAAGTCTTATATTAGTGTCTACGTAGACCCAGATGATAGTACTACACCGGAACTAGAATCTGTAATACAAGATATTGAATTTTTACCAGTGAATGCAGCAGCCGATCTTTCACCAGATAGGGTATTAATGACATTTACGGTAACCGGCAGCGTTTGGGCTTGGCAATCAACAAATGCAATTTAAGATAAATACTAAGTCGCAATAGGGGTATATAATGGCATACACAATAGATACATATAGTAATAGTAAATCTTGGAAGATTGAAGATGGTACTATCGATCAAACAACTGACTTAAAACTAGTTGGTAAAAATTACGCAGGTTATGGCGAAATTCAAAATGAAAATTTGATTTTCTTGCTAGAAAACTTTTCCGGGCAGGTTGAACCTCCTAGAAAAATACAAGGGCAGCTATGGTTTGATAGTAGCAATAGTAAACTAAAGTTTTACGATGGCTTAAAATGGAGAACAACTGGCGGCGCAGAAAGTAGTGCTAGTATTCCAACAGGATTAAAACAAGGCGACTTTTGGTGGGATACAGGTAATGAACAACTTTATACCTACAACGGCGGCGACTTTGTACTTATTGGACCCCAGAGTGCAGGATCAGGCCAAACTCAAATTATAAGTCGTTCAGTACGTGACACAACAGGTACAAGTAGAAATATTATTACTTCAGTTGTTGATGACGAAGTAGTAATGACATTTAGTGCCCAAGACTTTACTATTGACACTGCTGATGTTGATAGTGCTATTCCGGGATTTGATAGAATACGTCCTGGTTTAACCCTTAAAAATACAATTAATAGTTCCGGAGGCATTACTTCAGGTGCATATCGCTTACAAGGCACTGCATCTAATGCAGAAAAACTAGGCGGAGTTGTAGCAACAAGTTATGTACAATCCAATAATGCAAGCTTTACTGGCCTAGCAAGTTTTCCAGAAGCTGGATTACAGATTGGCGATAGCGGCGACATTAGTATTAAAGTTGTTAACGATAATCGAGCAGTGTTTAGTAATGATAATGGACAATTTATTGATCTTAAGGCGAAAGACTTACAAGGTAATATATTAAATCCAATTACAATACGATATGATGCAATTATTCCAGGAGCATATGCTGCTGCTACTATTGGCGGAGCACTTACTGCTGAAAGATGGCCTACAGTTTATGCTGATGCTGTTAAGGGTGTAGCAGACTTATCAACAGCAATGCTACGTCCTAATGCAGTTTATAACGCAGATCCAGGCACCGGCACATTAACTACAACTGATGCAATATATCCAAGTGAAGCTACAGCAGCAAACACTCTTCCTATTAGAGATGCACTAGGTGACATATATGCAAGACGTTTCCAAGGTATTGCAACTGAAGCTTGGTATGCTGACTTAGCAGAAAAATATACTACAGCAGAAGAATTGCCAGCTGGTACAGCAGTAGCAGTAGGCAGTGACGAAAGTGATGCAGAAGTTATTCCAGCTAGTGCAAGTCATTATTGTATAGGTGTTGTTTCAACAGATCCAGCACTTATGATGAATAGTGGAGCAGAAGGACAATACATTGGCCTTAAAGGACGTTTGCCTGTAAGAGTAACAGGATCTGTTAAAAAAGGACAAGCGTTATATGCGTGGCAAGACGGAGTATGCTCTACACTAGCAACAACGGCAATGGTTGGCATAGCACTAGAATCAAATGATAGTGTAGACGAAAAATTAATCGAGTGTACTCTTAAGGTATAAATAAAACTAGTAGATAATAGGAACTAGCATGGCAGTAAACGCATACACAAGAATTTCCGCAGCGAACTTCAATACTCTTCAAAATAAGGTATCGAGACTATTAGGCGACGGGTCTGGCCAAACTGGTTATGGACAAACACTTAATAGCGCACCTGTTGCTGCTGAAAGTATAGTTTATGCTAGTGATATGAATCAGTTATTATTAGACATTAATAGAATATCTATACATCAAGCTGGATCAGCAACTGCATTATCAGCCGTTACACAATCTTCAACGGTAAAGGCTAACGAAGTTAATGTAGGCGATAATGACGGGTTTAATCAATACTTAACCGAGGTTGAAAGACTAGAAGGTGATGCTGGAGTAGTTGACGGAACACAAATAACTATAGAAACATTAGACTCTGACACAAGATTCTCACCGTGGAATGGCCAATTGGCACATAGCTTTACGTTAACATTTAGTACTACTGATCACCGAAGAGCGTTTTTTAATGCCGGCGGCCAAGTTTATATTAGTGCGCAGATTGAAAGCCCAGGTGACGGCCCGTGGAAAGCAAAAGCTGACGATTGGAAAACTATGCTTAACAACATGGGAACTATTCAATTTAAAGCAAACACTACATCAAAAACAGGATTTGGCGGCACATTATTTCCAATCGCTCCTAATACTGCAATTGGTAATTATCAATTAACAGCAGGACTACAAACATTGTTTGAACGGTTGGGTAACGATAATTATGCAGAAAACAGATATTTAATATTTGCTAAAGAAGTTAGCAATAAAGCAATTCAGTTTGTTATACAATTCCAAGATCAAGACGTAGGCGATCCTAATGTAGATGAATCAATTCCGGGTATACTTGTTAGTAAAGTGCAACTCCGCCGTCCTACAGGGACCTATGTAAATGTCCCAGCACCAAGTTATTCTATGCAGTCAAGCCTTGAAGTAGGAGATTAATACGTGACTGCAATTACCGGACAGTTAATTCCAGCTACTGAATTTAATGCTGCTAAGGATCGTGTCTTAGCAATACTAGGCAACGGAAGTGGCCAAAGAGGCTACGGACAAATTGTACCAGTTGCAGAAAACTATGCTATTAGTACAAACGACGAACTTATTAGTGCAGCTCATTGGAATGCACTAACATTAGATGTTAACAAATGTTTAAATCATCAACAACCTGCAAACGCACAAACAACAGCAGCTACTACTGGTAGAGTTATTGGCGCCAATTCTGACGGTGTTAGTTCAAACAACGGTATTAATGACATGGTAAATGACATTAACACAGCCGAAACTTTAGCAAATGCGGCATTAGTACACTCAACAGCATATACACTAACTAGTGGAAGATCTTTTTTAGTTAGTCAGCGTACTTCAGCCTGGGGCGGCGATGGCGACCCCGATGATTTAATATATTGTGACCTTGATGTAGATTTTCCAGGTGGATATGCTACTACAAATAGTAGCGGTAATCGAATAAATTCTAACCCAGAAGATCATAGAAGACATTTTTTTAATGCAGGCGGCCAAGTTCGACTAAGTTTTACTTCTACTAATTTATCAACTAAAGATCAAAACTGGGCTACAATGCTTGCTGGCGCAGGAAGTGTTGTTTTTGATAAATTCAAAACAACCGTCACTGGATCTGGACTTGCTCGAGATGGGTCAACAGATGTTGATGGTGGCGGCATTGATAGTGCGTTGGGCAATTATCAGCTAACAACTAGTTTTCAAACAATATTTAGAAAGTTTGGATCTAGTGTATATGCAGCAAACTATGTCCAAGTGCAAGCAAAGCGAGTGGGCGCAAGCCTCGTCCGCTTTAGAGTTTCGTTTTATGACGCAGCTGAAGGCAATCCTAACTTTGACGAACGAGTACTATTATCAGCTGGTTCACTAATGCAGGCAGGAATTGACCTAAGACGAGCTACTGGCAGCTTTGTTAGTGTGCCAACACCTACCGGCAGCGTTTCTACAGAATTAGTTAATACTTAAAATCAACTCTTGACAAATATCCTTTAATAGTGTATAATTATATGTATACCTGGAGGATTACCTTATGGACGAACGTCTAGAAAAAGCTTTAGAATTTTCTAATTACATGACTGTATTAAATAGTCAAAAACGTATTATCAGAGAGCAATATTTAGAAAATTGTATTCACTATTTAAATGGCGGCAAGTTTTCAGTAACTAGAGAACTTATAAATTTTTGTCATATGTTAGTACAAACAGAACAAGATAGTGCCGTTCTCATTGACGACAACGATACTCCTATTAAAGTAGATAACGTAAATGATTTTTGCGACAATGTGCTTGATATCTACTTTACTGCTAGTAATGAATACTTAGACAAATACAACGATCTTAAAACAAATAGAACAGTTCAAGGAATACTTGATTTATGACAAAAGGTGTGGTCCTTTTTGCGCAAAACAATCATTCTCTCGATTACATAAAGCAAGCAATCTTTTGTGCAAAAAAAATTAAGAAACATTTAAATTTGCCTGTTGCAATTGCAACTGACAATGCTGATTATCTTACTGAAAATTATCCATATTATGAAAAATATATTGATTATGTAATTGAATTAGATTGGAAAGAATGTAAGCAAAAGCGTATTATGCGTGACGGTACTATGAGTGATAGGGACTTAGAATGGCGCAATCATGACAGAGGAACAGTATACGATATTACACCGTTTGACGAAACGCTAGTTATGGACACTGACTTTATAGTTGGCAACGATATATTTCTAAATGCATTTGATGCACCAGATGATTTCTTGTTATATCGCCATGTTACTGATCTAAATCACGACCGTGAAGGACAAGAATTATTTGATAAGATTAGTGATAGAAGTGTAGATATGTATTGGGCTACTGTTTTCTATTTTAAGAAAACTGCTCAGAACAAAGTTTTGTTTGATTTAATTAATCACATTAAAGAAAACTGGCTGTACTATAGATTAGTTTATCAAATTCCTGATATAACTTATCGCAACGATTTTAGTTTTAGTATAGCTATTCATATTTTAAATGGTCATCAAGTATCAAGTTGGCCAAAAACTATGCCAGGCAACTTATGGTTTACAACTGATGCTGATATACTAGTAAAGTTAAAAGATGAATCGTATACGTTTTTAATAGACAAGAAAGACTGGAAAGGACATTACAACATTAATCATGTAAGTGATGTTAATATCCACATAATGAACAAGTTTAGTCTTGACAGGGCAATTAGTGAGGTACTAAAAGATGAGTAAAGGATTTTGTTTACTTGCCCAAAACAATGATACTACTAATTATGTGCGTCAAGCATATGCGCTTGCACTAAGCTTGCACAAATATAATGCAGATCAAAGTATTAGCTTAATTACAAATGACATTATACCATTGGAATGGCAAAGTGTATTTGATCAAATAATTCCTATTCCGTGGACTGATAGTGCAGAAGGCGAAGCTTGGAAAATACACAATCGTTGGAAAGTTTATCACGCTAGTCCGTATGAAGAAACAATTGTATTAGAAGCCGACATGCTAATAGTAAGTGATATTACACATTGGTGGAAAGAATTATCTAAGCATGAACTATTCTTTACAAGCAATGTAAACACATATCGAAACGAAGTAGTTACTAGTAGATACTATCGAAAAACTTTTGATTCAAACGAACTTCCTAATTTATATAGTGCATTGCATTACTTTAAAAAAGGTGATACTGCAAAAGAGTTTTATACCTTACTTGAAATTGTAGTAAATAATTGGGCGTTATTTTACAGTAAGTATGCTAAAGAAAACTATCAGAAATGGTGTAGTATTGATTTATGTGCAGCAATTGTAAGTAAGATTTTAGGTAACGAAAAAGAGATTACTGACCCAACCAGTTTTATTACAATGACACATATGAAACCCGCTGCACAGAAATGGAAGGCAGTGCCTGAAAAATGGACATCTGTTCTTGGAAGATACTATCGAAATGACGGAGTATTATTATTAGGCAATTTCCTACAAACTGGTATATTGCACTATGTTGAAGATGAATTCCTAACAGACGATATCATAGAGAAATTAAAATGACACAGCAAAAATTTTATCTTAACTTCCAAGAAGACAACGGCGATATTTGGAAAGTCACAAACGAACTAGATACATCAACTCCGTATATGGAAATTGATATGGAAACGTTACTAGACTTTACTGAAGAACGTAAACTCTTGTCAGATTATATTGCAGTACCTGATGATACCGGTAAAACTAAATTTAAGATAAAATTTAGACATAAAACATTAGAAAGTTTTGACGTAGATAAAAGTATTCACCAGTTGCCTAAAAACTTAGATAATGAAAGTTTAATTTTTTATATTATACAAGATATAAAAAATGCTTGCTGGAGAGCAAAACTATCACCAAATTTAAAAGACTTATTAAACAGTACAGCGTATTATAAAGACAAGAATCATATAATTTTTGTCACACAACAAGATGATCCTAATATCTTGCTTGATACATTAACTGTTAAATTTTCAGAAGCATTATCTAACGAGGAATGTACTATACTACAAACAAATAAAACGGTTGCTCAACGCACCGATGTGAGTGTATACTGTGGTAAGGTCTTTGAAAATTACAGCCATATAGTGGAAGAATAATGAACGAAATAATTAAAATTGTAGATCAAGACATTATATTTTTATCGTATGATGAACCAAATGCAGAAAAAAACTATGCAGATTTGTGTAGTAAAGTGCCTTGGGCAAAGCGTGTTCATGGAGTTCATGGAAGTGATGCTGCGCACAAAGCATGTGCAGATCTAAGTGAAACAGAATATTTTATCACAGTAGATGCTGACAATATTATAGATCAAGAATTTCTTAATCAGGAAGTTGATGTTGATGCATTAGGTCTTACACCCGAGCATGTATTCAGTTGGTGCGGCAATGTTCACGTTAACGGATTAATGTACGGTAATGGCGGATTAAAAATGTGGACACGTAAGTTTGTACACAATATGAAAACACATGAAAATTCTGATACGTCTGATGAACGAGGTAAAGTTGAATTTTGTTTTGATGACAAGTACTATCAGTTTAATGATAGCTTTAGTGTGTCATATACAAATGCAACTCCGTGGCAGTCCTGGCGTGCCGGGTTCCGTGAAGGTGTAAAGATGTCATTAGATCAAGGTGCAAAAGTACAAGACTTGCGGAGTGTGTGGTGGCAAAACTATGATAGGTTAATGGTCTGGAGCCAAATTGGCGCAGATGTTGAAAACGGCATGTGGAGTATACTAGGCGCACGTCAAGGGTGTTATATGACAAACTGTACAGATTGGGATTATGCAAATGTTCGTGATTTTGAATGGCTAAACAGTTTCTGGGAAAATGAAGTAAAAGATATAGATCCGGAAGAAGAAGCAAATAGATTAGGATTTGAAATACTAACAGGAACCGGAGTTGATATTTCTACAAAGCCATTAGATGCCGAACAGAGTAAATTCTTCAAATATGTTTATAACAATTCTCCTAGAATTATAAGAAGAGCTAGATGAGTAACGAAGACAGAATTGCAGTACTAGAAGACAAGCGAGAAAAAATTAACAATGTTAGTTGCAGCTTCTGTACAGCTAAATGGTTACAAACAACCCTTATGTTGCAAAACGGATATAACCATAGCTGTCATCATCCAGCGCCACATAAAATACCATTAGAAGAAATAGAAGCAGACCCAGCGGCACTG